TCAGTAAATACATATAGAAAGGTGGTGGAGCTAGTGTGGAAAAATGGGAGTTAGCATATAAAGACCGACAACAAGGTATGAAATATAAAGAGATTGCCGAAAAGTACGGCGTATCAATCAATACTGTCAAAGCGTGGAAGTCTAGGAAATGGAACAAGCAAGATCAAGCTAGTAATCCACCGCCTAAGAAGGTTGCACACAAAAAAGAAAAAGGTTGCACACAAAAAAAGTTGCAACCTGTGATAGATAATGATGAACTGACGGAACAGCAAAAAATGTTCTGTCTTTTTTATTTACAACATTTCAATGCAACTAAAGCATATCAACAGGCGTATCAATGCGATTATAACTCAGCTAGAGCCGCCGCTCCTCGACTGTTAGCAAAAGTTAGCATCAAAGAAGAACTGCATACGTTAAAGGCTGAACTACAGCAAGATATCTTTGTTGATGTGAAAGATTTGATTACCGAATACATCAAACAGTTCTCTGCTGACATCACTGATTTTGTAGAGGTCGATTTGACCGAATATGAAGTCAGAGATAAAGCCGGAAATAAAGTTAAGACAAAAGATGGTGAACAAGTCATAGGTCGTATCAATGAAGTTTATGTCCGATCAAGTAAAGATTTTGACGGATCGCTAGTCAAAAAGATAACTCAAGGAAAAGATGGCATATCAGTTGAAATGTATGACAAGCAAAAAGCAATGAGTGAATTAATGAAGTATCTTGGCGGTGATGCGTTGAGAGAGGCTCAGTTATCTAAGTTAACTGGGAATGATGGAACTACTAATGATCAAGAAAATTGGAAAAAGGCAGTTATTGAAGCAGCGAATAAACGAGCGGTGACTGATAATGGATAAGATGATCGTACCGTTTTCGGATATTGGTTCTGCAATAGATTACTACTATGACAGACCTGTAGAGTTTTGTGAGGATTTGCTTCACTTAGAGCCTGACGATTGGCAAAGAAGTGTTCTGAATGATTTATCTGAACATCCGAAGGTATCAGTAAGATCCGGCCAAGGAGTTGGAAAGACAGCGCTTGAAGCTGGTGCAATCCTTTGGTTTTTGACGTGTAGACCCTATTCAAAAGTCATAGCTACCGCTCCTACTATGAAACAACTTTATGATGTTTTGTGGGCAGAAGTATCAAAGTGGTTGAATGATAGTTTGATAAAAAGTCTTTTGAAGTGGACGAAGACAAAAGTATCTATGGTCGGGGATGCTGAGCGATGGTTTGCTACTGCAAGGACTGCGACGAAACCTGAAAACATGCAGGGGTTTCATGAGGATCATATGTTGATCGTTGTTGATGAAGCTTCTGGTGTGTCTGATCAGATTATGGAAGCAATTCTTGGGACCCTTACAGGTTATGACAATAAATTATTGATGTGTGGGAATCCCAACAACATTGAAGGTGTTTTCTTTGACTCACACAATAAAGACCGCGATAAGTATCGTGTTCATAAGGTTTCGAGCTACGACAGCAAACGAACCAGTAAAGAAAATATTCAGATGCTTATTGATAAGTATGGGCAAGATAGTGATGTAGCGAGAGTTCGGATATTTGGAGAATTTCCAAAAGGAGCGCTTGACTCATTTATCAGCTTAGAAGTTGTTGAATTAGCAACGAGTCAACAATTGTTCAATGATTATATTGAAGATGCCGTATTTGGAGATATCGGAGTTGATGTCGCTCGTTATGGTGATGATTCAACTATAATTTTTCCAAGAATAAAGATGAAGTGTTTGCCATTCAAAAAGTATACGAAGCAAAGCACTATGAACACTACAGGTTATGTTATTGATTGTGCGAAGAAGCTAATGAAGAAATACCCTAATTTAAAAAAAATCAGGATAAAGGTAGATGATACTGGTGTTGGTGGTGGAGTAACCGACAGATTGAAAGAAATAGTATCTGATGAGAAGTATCCATTCGAGATTATCCCTGTTAACAATGGTGAATCATCTACTGATGAGTTTTACGATAATCTGGGTACTCAAATTTGGGGAAATATTCGTGAAGTTTTAGAGGAAAATATGACAACCAATTTAAACGGCGGTGGACCAATAATTGAATTACCGAATGATTCGAGTTTGATCAAAGAATTAAGTACACGGAAATTCAAGATGACAAGCCGTGGGAGAATTAGATTAGAAAGCAAAGATGATATGAAAAAAAGAAATATTGGTAGTCCAGATATAGCAGATGCTTTAGCTTTGGCATTCTATGAGCGACGAACCCATAAACCAGTAGATGCTAAGTCAGTTATAGACACATACAGAAAGTTAGGATTGTAGGTGAGATAATGGGAAGAAAGATTATTGATTTGCTTGACGGACAACGGTTTGACGATGAGGCGAATCTTGTTTATAAAGTACCAATAGAAAAGTTGCCCAAGAAAAAAATGTACGATAAAAAGTCTTCAGAAACAACAGAAGAAATCGACTTTGAAGATCCAGAACTATGGAAGGTAATTGTAGAATTTATTGAACACCATAAAACCCATCAGGTCCCGCGTTTGGAAGAGCTGTTGCGATATTCGGTGGCGGATAATAACATTCACTATAGAAAACCAAAACCAGAAGGACGCGCAGATAACCGGATCGGAAGTGACTTTGCTAACTTTATTGTGACGTTTAAGAAAGGAGTTCTTCTCGGGAATCCTTTGAAATATAGTGGTAATAAATCAGTTTCTGATAGAGTTAACCAGTTTGCAAGTGAATCGAACGAAGATTATCATAATCAGTTAATGGCTGAGGACCTTTTCACTTTTGGTCGTGCGTATGAATGGATTGGGCGCGACGAGTTCGGCAAGGAAACATTGGCGAAGTTAGACGTAACGAATACTTTCATTATCTATGATACATCTAAAGCGAAGAAGTCAGTCTGCGGTGTAAATTACTACAACATTGAATATTTAGATAAGACTACGACGCACATTGATGTTTATGCAAATGATGGTATCAATTATTATTTCGAGTGTGAAAACGAGGATTACGCTGAAGCGGACATTATTGATCGGGAACAATCCTATTTCAATACTGTTCAGCTTAATGAATGGATAAATAACGAAAAGCGTTTAAGTGATTTTGAATCTGTTCTTGGTTACATTGATGCATACGATCTTTCTCAGTCTGAGATGGCAAACTTCCAGCAAGATTTATCGGAGGCTATGCTTGTAATTAAAGGGAACCCTGATACTTTCAAGAAGGAAGACGGTTCAATTGATACAAAAGGGCTAGACTACACGTTTAAGAATCGCATCATGGTCTTAGGTGATAAAAAGACTTATGATGACAACCAAACAGGAAGTGAACCGGATGCAAGTTATCTGGTTAAAGAATATGATACGACAGGAACCGAAGCGTACAATAATCGCCTGGTTGCTGACATCCTTAGATTCACAGCCTTGATTGATTTCACTGATGAAAACATCGGATCAAATCAATCTGGAATCGGATTTAGGTTCAAAGGTTGGGGGTCAGATAACGATCGCAAGAACAAAGAACGTATGATAAAAAAAGCGATCATGCGTCGATTAAGATTGCTGACCTATTCCTGGTCTATAAAAGAGGATATTGCAAAGCCCAAAGGCCTCATCAATATGATGAAGGCTGTTTTTGTGTATCCGAATAGCAAGCAGCAATCTTTATACGATCGAGTGAATGAGATAGAAATTCTATTTACTCCAAATGTACCGCAATCAGACGAGGAAATCATGAACGTGATAAAAGGAATGAACGGCATTATTTCAGAGGAGACACTGTGTGAAATGGCTGAACGGTTGACAGGTGTTCCAGCTGATGAGGAACTTAAACGTGTGAACAAAGAACGACCGAATGAACCAGTGTTGGACTACGAGTTTCCAATTAGTGATGACGGTTCTAATGAAAAGGATAAAGAAGAACCAGTCAGTGAGGAGTGATTGAATGACGTCCTCAAAAGATTACTGGCGGAAACGTGAAGAACAACATATTGCTCAAATGATCAAAGATGAGCGACAAATGAAAAAAGAGATCGCCGAACGATTCCAAAACGCAATTGACAATATAAACAAAGAGATTGATGCTAACTGGTCAAGATTTGCCGGTAAAGAAGGCATTTCTTTATCTGAAGCCAAAAAGATTTCAATGGAGATGGATGTCAAAGCTTTCGCGAGAAAAGCGAAGAAGTACGTTAAAGAAAAGGACTTCTCGCAGACCGCCAACGACGAGTTGCGTCTCTATAATGTCACAATGAGAGTCAATCGTTTAGAACTCCTTAAATCGCAAATAGGGCTTGAATTAATTGCCTTATCTGATGATCTCGACAAGTACACAGCTGATTTATTAACAAAAGAAGGACTCGCTGAAGCAACTCGGCAAGCTGGCATATTAGGAGAAACCATTTTCGATGGCTACAAGGACTTTGTAGATTCCGTTGTGAATGGTTCTTTTCATTCTGCAACCTTTTCTCAACGTATTTGGGGCAATATGAATGCGTTCAAAGCTGATCTTGATAAATTATTAGTACAAACGATTACTCAAGGTAAAAACCCGCGAGACATGGCTAGAAAGCTTCGTAACCTATATGATTCGAAAAAGTATGAAGCGGAACGGCTGATGCGAACAGAATCAGCTAGAGTTCAAACAGAGATTCAAAAGCAAAGCTATAAGAAATATGATATCGAAGATTATGAGTTTATCGCTGAACCGAATGCTTGTCCGATATGCGCTACGTTAAACGGAAAAGTCTTTAAAGTTAAGGATATGTCAGCGGGAATCAACGCTTGTCCGATGCATGCAAATTGCAGATGTTCCGCTGCGCCACATGTAGAAAGAGAGTGATGAAATGCAAAATTCAGAACAATTTTTAAAAGACATCAAAGAAGTGATTGCTGACATTCAAACTGATGATCGACAACTTATTGAAAATGCAAAATTTACAATGGAACACTTCAAAACGACAGATTATATTGTTGGCGGAAAGTTCACTAAGACTGGAAGAGTCGCAAAATTTAACTTCAAGAAATCAGATGATCAATTTGAATATCTAAGCTTTGTTCAAGATGAGCCTTTCACAGAGATAGAAGGAGAGTAAAAATGATGGTTCATCGGCCGAGATACCTAGATCCAAAGAGAAATAAACCAAAAGAAATGGAGCTCACCTTAAAGAATACACGAATAGAACAAGGTAAATTGATTTTGGACTATTCGAATGGATGGCAAGTTATCTGCACAAAGGAAATTATCGAGTGCTATGATTCGGGTGGAAAGCTGAAATGGTGGCTTGATGATAATGGAAGAGGTGAGATATTTTGAAAGATTTCAACGAAGTGATTCTAGTATTAGAAGTTCACAAAGGATTGGGACATGCTTACAAAAAGGCAATCGAAACCGAGAACAGTACACAATGGAAAAAGAATCCGATTTACAACTCAAAAAAAGAACTAATTAGCAACGAGTTGAAACCTTCTTGGAATGGTAATCATGTGCATGTTGCGGTAGTCAATAGCGATGATATGGATAGATTAACAATCTCGATAATTTCCCATACATTACCGAATCTTTTAGAAATAACGAGCTGGTATGAGCGGATGGGTGCG